ACAAGCGACTCCACATCCTTTACGGGTGCTAGACGTAGCACCCAGGGATGTGCATCACACAGGGAGTCCCCCCCCAAACGCAATACTACTATCAAGACCGGCGCTGTCAACTGCGAAGCAGCGCCCTCTGGTAGAAATCTCCCGGCGGAAGGAAAGCCTCCGCTAGTGAATAATTTAAATGCGTGTTATCAAGTTATAATTGACATTTGCAGATTATATGGAATGACAACCAAATCGACAGGTAAATCTGTCAACGAGTGGCAACGTATAGTCGATGAAGAGCTGAAGGGTGATTGGGTGAAGTTTATGAAATATAAACTAGCCGCATTCTTCAGCTTTCACACAAACTGTACACTCCCCGTGAAGCCTTTTGAATCGGACGACAAAGCGTCCAAGCTTCTAGGAGGGGGTGCAGGCAGGTGGCTAGCAGACTTCTTACACCTAGCAGACCCGATTAGCAAGATGTCGCTTTTAGCGAGCATCAAAAATGCAAAAAAGGGAATGCCAAGGCCAAGTAAGAAGACTGTCGAGGCCAGTGTGATCGACACATACAAGTTACTTACGACACCACCTGTCTTTCATCATCCAACAACCGTTAATAATAGATGGGAGGACCCCGCGGACTATCCTGAAGGAATAAATACAACTCTATCGGAATTCACAGCAAAACTGGAAATCCGAAGAACCGTATTTGAACTGTTCAGAACGGCCAAGGGGAAGAACCGTCCAATAACGGTGTTGGAAAAGATGAAAGCCTTCTTCCCTTCAACAAGTGCTAATATAATGAGCAAGAAGGTAGAAGGAGGATCGGTGAAGTGGTTGTGGGAAAACGTTCTCATAAAGGACTTAAAAAGTCCGAACGGATGCGTCACGTACAGAGAGGTCCCTTATCAAAAGGGCAGCATGTGGGAAGAAGAGGATCAACTCGAGCAGCCTAATCAGGCTGGAGGGGTCATCGTCGACACGCACGATCTAGTAGAGAGGTTCCAAGTTCTTTGGAAGCGACTACTGGACAGTGCATTAGGCGGTGATGCAGAGCTCGAGGCACGCTGGTTCCAAAACGAGGAACGACTCGCCGAAGTGTACGGAAATAAGGACAACTATCTTTTGAGGAACACGGAAAAAGACCGTGAACGAAGGACTGTCGCACTGGTGGGGCTTCAAGAAGCCCTCAAGGTGCGAGTAATATCAAAAATGCCACCAGCTCAACAATTCGTCATGAGGGGTATATGGAAGGCAGTCTGGACAAGACTGCGAAACCATCAAACCTTCAGACTCATTGGAGAGCCGGTGACAGAATCAATATTAACAGAAGTCTTAGGAAATAACCTCAAGGAGACTGAAATCTTCCTATCAGGTGACTACAAGGCAGCAACTGACAATCTGAAAAGTTGGGCGACCGAAACGGCCGCTCAAGCTATAGCAGAATGCCTGGAGCTTACCGAGGAAGAAACACAGGTATACATCGAAAGTCTCACGAAATTGTGGATAGAAAATCCTGACAAGAATTCATCCGAAGAAGGAAAAGAGCAAGAAAACGGACAACTAATGGGGTCCGTCACCTCCTTCCCAATCCTCTGCATCTTAAATGCAGCAATGGCCAGATGGGCCATAGAACTAACAGAAAGGGAGCGTCGAAAATTGACGCAATGTCGACTCTTAATCAATGGAGACGACATATTAATTAAATCTTTCCATCCTATTTATCAGTTCTGGCAGAGGACAACACAATTGATAGGCTTCCAAGAATCCATCGGTAAAACCTTTGTGTCAAGAGAATTTTGTGACATCAACAGCACCAACTTCCTATACGGTTTTCCACATCCAGTGGAAATGCCGCATAGAGACGGAGGTGTCAGATTGGGAGAAACAAATTATCTCAAGACACCATTCATAAACATAGGTTTAATGAAAGGGATGAAGCGTAGTGCGAAACTAGGTCTCAGCGACATTGTTGGTTCCGAGGCGACTTTAGGAAGTCGAGCCCGGGAGATCAGCAATTCCGCACCACATCAATTGAGGGATATCGCTATCGATTTTTTCATCGAAAGCAACAAAGAGGTGCTCAAAAAGTCAAGATTGCCATGGCACATGCCTGAATGGTTGGGCGGTCTGGGAATTCCTGAAACCAAGAAACATAGAAGAACCGATCTAGACAGACGTCTAGGACGGAAGATCCTAATGAACTGGAGACAAGAAAGACCCATCGCACCCAAAGAGGCGGCTCAATGGCAAATGCGTACTTTGGCAGAAAGTAAACTGCCGGAGGTACAATACTCACACGTGAAGGGCACAGGCAATCAAGCCTATGAAACTCTAGCTAGTCTCATGACCGTGAATCTGATTTTTGATTCAAAGGTGTCTTTTGATCAGGTATATTCCGGGGAAACCGGACAGCGACAAGCAACCAGAGCACTCAAGCATAACTCGAGGCTCTGGCAGACGGCGCCTGGCAAACTGCCAAATCCCATGACCGACGAAGAGCTAGAGTATAAGGGGCTATACCCCTTCACAAACGTGTGTTTGACTGGAGAGTATCTTGATGAGAGAACGGAGCCAAAATGGCTCTATGCAAATGAACCAGAACTGGCGTCTGCCACTGAGAAAGTGGGGACACAACTAAAAAGGTGGCGGGTAGAAGAGCAAATTGCTCTAGGAATCTACCAAGCAGCGCACCATGCGGCCTTATTGGCCAGTCTGGAATAACACGCAAAGCAGGAGAGGGGTCCTTGAACTATGGTTCTATTAAGAGAATCAGTCATTAGAGCAAAGCTACAAGAAATGCTGATGATAAG